CTCTACTGAAGAAAGCAGCGAAGTTGTAGACTCACGTTTACGACAAGGCGGTGTGGTTACTGAAGCTGAAGTTGCTGGTCAGTTAGAGTTTGAATTGTCAGTTGGTACATTCGACTTATTCTTAAGTGCTCTTGCATTTAATAACTGGGCAGCAAATGCGCTTAGCTTTGGCGGCACCGTACGTAAATCATTTACCTTGGTTAAAGTCTTTGAAGATGTTGGTCAGGTCTTTATTTATCGTGGTGTTCAAGTAAATACGGGTGAAATTACCATTCAGACAACTGGAAAAATTACAGGTAACTTTGGCTTGGTTGGTAATTCATTTACCCGTCAACAGGTCAATCCGGTTACTAATCCAATAGCTGCATCAAGTCGTCCATTGGTCAGCATGCCAAACGTTGAAAACTTGCTTGTGAATGGCCAGTCTATTCAAGGTAAAGCGTGTCTTCAATCACTGACCATTTCTATTAATAACAACCTTGAAGCGATTCGTTGTATCGGCTCAGGAAAGTACACGCCAGAGTTCTACATTGAAAAGATGATGGATATCGAAGCGAATGGATCATTCATGTTTTCGGCTACAGCTGCAGCTTGGATCGATGCAATCAAAACCCGTGATGTGTTCACACTGACCTTCGACATCAAAGATAGTAAAGGAAGCAAATACTCACTAAACTTCCCTCAATTAGAAGTAATGGAAGCCAATCACCCAGATGGTGGGGGTGATGACATCATCACTGTAGATATCAACTTTGCTCAAGTACGTACAGCACCGACAATTGTGCGTGCTCTCGTGTAATTCAACTTATTTCTTAACAAAGCCTATGGAATCCCATGGGCTTTTTTATTTCTAAAATTTCAGAGGTTGTTATGGCTTTAAAAGTCGGAATTATTAAAAGCTCAGACGTTGCTCAGTGGTGCACTTTTGAAACTGAAGGTGGACAGGCAGAGTTTAAAATCCGGGGAATTGGTTATAAGCCTTTTCAAGTTGCACTAGAGAAGGCAGGAAACCAAATCACATCCAAAGGCTATGATGTGATGGTAAAAGATGAAAACGCTAAGCTATATCATGAACTTTTATTAGATGCATGTGCTGCTCACCTAATCGAAGATTGGAAGGGGATAGTTTTTTCAGAAGTTGTAGACGGTCAGCCAGTTGAATCGGAAAAACCATATACCCCTGAGAATGCCTCAAAGCTTCTCAATCAAGGTGACATTGGTATTTCAATCTGGTTATTCATTAAAGAACAGGCCCAGAAGATTCAGGAAGAAGCCGACAAGGACAAGGCTTTAATTCTGGGAAAGTCATCGAGCTCTACAAATACCAAAAAACGTATGCGTCGAAAACGCCGCACGAAATCGAACAAATCAAGTTCTTAGGTGGCCACATTCCGGATCCACCAGAATATTCTTATGCGGCTGATTCCATTCTTTCGGCATTTAGTACTATTACCAGATCCAGACGGTACGAGCAGAGCATCCCGTTATCATTAGACCAGCATGCAATCAATGTCTATGCTGAACATAATGATTTGCCTGTGACTGCTCATATTTTTAATGACTGTATTTTTGCTTTGGATAACTTGTTTATGGATGAAGCACTTAAAAAAATAAATTCAAAATCCACTAAAAAATAACCCTAGGGTTATTTACTTAAAATAACTCTAGGGTTATAATTACTTCATTAGGTTAACAAGGTGGTCATGTGAAAAGTCTGGATTTAATCAAGATGATTGAAGCAGACGGTTGGTATCAAGTTAGGGTTACAGGAAGTCATCACCATTTCAAACACCCAACTAAAAAGGGACTGGTAACGGTTCCACATCCTAAAAAGGATTTACCAAACGGAACTGTTAAAAGCATTTTGAAACAAGCAGGTCTTAATTGACCTGCTGTATTCCAACTTTTAAACAACCATTGTAAAACATAACGCAGTGGGCGATATGGCAAGGGCCTAGACTTGGAGTAAATTATAATGTTATATCCGATTGCAATTGAAAGAGGTACAGACACCGAGGCCTTTGGTGTCACTGTTCCAGATATCCCTGGTTGTTTTAGTGCGGGTGATACACTTGAAGAAGCTATTGAGAATGTCAAAGAAGCTATTTCAGGCCATTTAGAAATTTTGGCTGAAGATGGTGAAGAAATCCCATTAGCATCTGATTTAGTAAAATTTATTGATGATCCTGATTATATTGGCATGATCTGGGCAGTAACTGAGGTTGATGTCAGTCGTTATCTAGGTAAACCAGAAAAGATTAATGTGACGTTACCAAGCCGTCTGATTCATAAAATTGATGAGAATGTGGGCAAAGGTAAGAGATATACCACTCGATCAGCTTTTTTAGCAGCTGGTGCTGAAAAATTATTACATGCTTAATTTGAATTGAAGACCACCTTCGGGTGGTTTTTTTATGCCCTAACTGTTAAATTTTACTCATTATTAAAATGGGTATTTTCATGAAAAAGATTATTTTTTTAAGTTTAATATTAGGTTTAGCAGGGTGTATGTCTACTGCTAATTTTTTTGAAGTGCAAGCCACCTCTGTTCAGAATAGCGGTTATTGGACCGGACAATATGATCGATTAGTAGGAACATTAAAGTTAAATGCCGATGGAACTGGTGTTATTTGTCAGGATGGAATGGGAACAGCGAGAGTAATGTCTGTTAAAAAATCAAATGATAAACTCTATTCACAGGATGGCAGCTTCTGGAAAGTGCAAGATGAAACACTCAGCTCTATGAAATTAAATTATGCAATTGGTGGTGGTTATGAAATGAAAAAAGATGATGATTTATCTTTGGCAACACCGGCATGTAAAGAAAAATTGAAATGAATTCAAAATGATTTGTTAAAAACTTGACTTAGATCAGGTTTTTTATTTTTGATTAATGACCGCCTTTATGGCGGTTTTTTATTGCCTAGAGGAAAAGTAAGATGGCACAAGAATCCCGTTTGGTCATTGTTATTGATTCGCAAAATGCTGAACGTAATGCGCGTAATCTAGGCAATGAGCTCAATAGCATTGAGCGCAAAGGCGACTTTGCCACCAAATCAATGGATGCATTATCTGTTGCTACACGTCAACTTGCTGGATACATGGCTGGATTGGTTACTGTAAGTGCCGCCATTTCTAAGATGGACACTTACACTGGTCTTCAAAACCGTCTCAAATTAGTAACTAACAACCAAGTTGAGTTAAACAAGGCAACAGAAGATACCTTCCGAATTGCTCAAAAAACATATTCAGCATGGGATTCTGTTCTACAGGTCTACCAGCGTTTTAGTGATAATGCCAAAACTTTAAACCTCACAATGGATGACACAGCACGTTTAACTGAAACAGTATCAAAAGCTGTAGCAATAAGTGGTGCAAGTGCAGCAGCAGCAGATGCAGCTTTAGTTCAGTTTGGGCAGGCATTAGCAAGTGGAACATTGCGCGGTGAAGAGCTTAACTCTGTAATGGAGCAAACCCCAGCATTAGCAAAAGCAATTGCTCAAGGTATGGGTATAACTGTTGGAGAGTTACGCACAGTAGCAGCGGAAGGGAAAATTACTTCCCAAGAAATCGTTAAGGCCTTAAAGAATGTTCAAGCAGATGTAGATGCCTTATTTGCTAAAACAGACATCACTATTAGCCAATCGCTAACGCTGCTTAACAATGAAATTACTAAGTTTGTTGGCGAGTCTGGAAAGGGATCTGGCGCAGCAGAAGTATTGTCAGGTTCTATTAAAACGCTTGCTGGTAACTTAGATGTTTTAACATCTGCAATGATGGTTGGTGGCGCATACTGGCTTGGAACATATATTCCTGCTATTTATGCATCAGGTGTAGCCGTAGCAGCGAAAACTAAAGAATTAGCTGCTCAAACCTTTGCACAATATACGGCAATACAAGCAGATAGAGCAGCAGCAGCTCAACAAGTACTTTCTACTCAAGCAGTTGTAGCAAATACCCAAGCAACTTTAGCGGCTATTGCGGCTGAGAAGGCTCTAGAAGTACAGCGACTAAAATCCCAAATCACTGAAAAAGGGCGAACAGCCACAATTACCCGAATGGCTGAGCTTAAGAAGATTGAGGCTCAAGTCACAAGAGAATTGGCTGTAGCTGAGGAGGCTCTGGCAGTAGCTCAATCGAGATCAGCTGCTGCGGGCGCTGCTACTGTAGGAATTGGTTCACGCCTTTTAGGTTTACTTGGTGGTCCAGTTGGTATTGGTATTACAGTTGCAAGTCTGGCTGCTGGATATCTTTTGATGCGTGACAACACAGCTGAAGCTAATAAAAAGCTTGAAGAACAGGCTCGAGTTGCAGAAAAGACAGACGAAGCATTAAAGAAATTAGCTGGCAATGATAAAACAAAGGCAGTTGATGATTTAACGGCAGCATTCAATGCCCAAAATGAAGCTTTGAGTAAGTCATCTCTTGCTGTAGGAGCTGCATTAATTGATATAGAAAACTATGCTCGTGGCAACAGGGAAGTAGAAAATATTTCCCAAGAAGCACGCAAAGGAACTATTAGTTATGCAGAAGCTATCGAGCGTTTAAATAAAATTAAGTTGCCTACAGAACTATATGAAAATCTTAAAAAGCAAGCTGCCCAATATGATCAAAATTCAGTTAAAGCAGCTCAATCTGCTGACAAGTTAAAAATCTTCGGTGTTGAAGTAACTTTAACCGGTAATAAAGCTCAGAATGCAGCAGCTCAGCATCAACAGCAAGCGGATGCTTTGGGGAATACTGCTAGTGAGGCTGAAAAGGCAACAAAGGCTTTACAAGATTATCAAGCGAAGCAAAAAGATAGTGTTATTGATTCAATCTATAAATCAGGATGGCTTGATAAAGGTTACACCGTTGCTCAAGCTAATGCCATTTTAGAATTGCAAAAAGCAAAAGGAATGAGCGCAATTTTGTCTAAAGATGAAATTGATAGCGCACTTAGAAATCTCAAGATCATTGAAGAACAACAGGAGCGAGAAGATAAATTAACTGAAGCTAAAAGAAAGCAAACCAAAGAGGCTGCCAAACAAGCTGTTCTACTTGCAGGGAATAATGAGCGAGTGAGAAATATGCTTCGTGTATATCAGGCTTTCCGTAATGCTGGATTGGGAGATAAGCAAGCACGAGTAATGACAGCTCAAGTTGGGCGCGAGAATGATTTTAGAAATGAGGCAATGTTTGGTAGCCATAAGGATGAAAATAATGGTTATACAAATACTGGATTTATTTCTTGGCAAAAGACTCGCTCAACTAAACTCATGCAGTCCTTACAGGGACAAGGTGTTTTAGATAAAAATGGAAAAATCCAGCAAACCCAAGATGCTTTAGATGCGCAAGCTAAGTTTTTATTGCAAGAGGTTATGACTAATAAAAGTTATAGCAAATCTAAAGCCGCTCTTCTTAATGATGATTTAGACTATCGAAGTTTAGAAAAAATCGTGGGGAAAAATTTTATCGGGTGGGATTATGAAGGGAAAAAGCTTGGCAAAGATAAAGCTTCACAGCATTTAGCCAAACAAGACTCTTATTACAATCAGCTCAATAAGATTTTAGGAGCTAGCCCTGATGCAGCATCAAAAGCGATTGGTGATCTTTCTAAATTTGAAGATGAAGCCTACAAGGCGCGTGCTAAAACTCTAGAGGAAGTTAAACAGCTACAGGCAAGCTATGACTCGGATTCAGTTGCACGAAGTAAAAAAGTAGAGGAAAAAATCAATAAGGCTACAATTTTAGGGCAGACTGATTTAATCCCTAAAATTAAAGAGCGTTTTGATGCTGAAGAAAAGTTAGCTCAGAAGCAATTTGATTTTGAAGTAAATGGTTATAAGTGGACTGAAGAACAAAAGCTTGATTACACATATGAAACCAATTCATTACGTCTGGTTGCTGAGGGGAAATTAACAGAAGAACAGCGCAAAATTGCGATTGATTCGTTTAAGTTACAGCAGCAACAAGAATTAGGTTTACTAAAACTTGCTCAAGAGCAACGTCTTTTTCAGGCCAGACAGTTCTTGTATTCAGAAGTTGATGCCATTAAGGAAAGGTATCGTATTGAACGGGAACAGATTGAATTAACTACTAAGGATGAAGAAGAACGACGGGAACGCCTATCTTTATCTAAGGCGCAAGAACGTCTAGAGATTCTAGATAAGGCTTTTCAATCTAGTAAAAATTGGGATCAGACTAAAGCCGATATGACTGGTAATAGTCAGCAATACCAACTAAACCAAACGCGCACTGATCGGAGGGCTCAATCTCTAAATTTAGCAAATACTCAAGTAGCTGCACTTGATATTCAAGCTAAAGATCCAAATGCAAATATGGTGGCTCTGAATGCACAACGTGAACAAATCATGAAAGAACACTTTGAGCGTTTGAAATTGATTGAATCTACTTATCAAAATGATTCAATGAATCTCCAGTTGGGTTATGGAGCTAGTGTCACAGGGGCATTGGCTGGCATGTTTAAAAATATGCTTGGTGAGTCATCAAGTGCATACCGCATTCTTTATGAAAGTCAGCGGGCATTCGCATTGGCGCAGGCTGGAATAAACATGTGGAAAGCTGCTTCAGATGCTTACGCAAATGAGCCAGGTACTTGGTACCAAAAAGCGGCAGCAGCAGCGATCGCGACAATTAAATCAGGTACATTTGTATCTCTCATCCAAGCTGCAACCCCGCAAGGATTTGCGGATGGCGGTTATACCGGTAATGGTCTTAAACACACTCCAGCAGGGATTGTGCATAAAGGTGAGGTTGTTTGGTCGCAAGAAGATATTAAACGTTGGGGAGGAGTGAGTGTTGTTGAATCAATGCGAACTAGCTCACCTAGTGGTTATGCAAATGGAGGTTATGTTTCTAATAATACTAGTGAAGCTATAGCAACCCGACGGGAGACAAGGCAGTTTAATGCGATTAATTCTGGAAGAACTGAGAAGTCTCAACCCACTGTGACCATTATCAATCAGACTTCGGAAAAAGTGGATGCTACCTCTAAATGGGATGGTAAGGAGTTAACAGTTATCTTAAAAGAGTATCAGAAACAAAATGAGGCAATGGTGGATGCAAAGATTGAAAAACGATTCCGAATGTCCAAACGACAAGGGTGGTAGGTATAAAAAAGAAGCCTTAAAGGTTTCTTTTTTATTTGAAGCTAGAACTTTAGCGGTTCGCAAGAAATCTACTCTATTGTAGGTG